GGTTTAGAAAGAGTGTTTAATCTTCAAACATTTAAGGAACGTCTTGGAATTTAATATAGCAATACCATCAAAAGGAAGAGCGCACTTAATGACATCTCATAAGGTGTTTAAAAGCGCAAACATATACGTTCCCGAATCTGAAGTAGAAAGCTATTCGATACTACCCAACAAAATAATTGGAGTACCTTCTGACATTAAAGGTATAACGCAAACTCGAAACTGGATTCTGAAGAACTGCAATTGCAATGTTTTTTTTATTGATGACGACCTTCAATATGGGGGCTACGTTCAAAGAACAGAAACGTCTTACAAGGTTAAGCGTATAACTGAAGAATTAATCTACATTGAAGAAATGGTTAAACTTTTCGAAGTATGTAACCAAATGAACTCTAAAATATGCGGCTTCTTCACGGTGGGAAACAACTTAACCAATTAAAGCTGGAATCCTTATCTGTTTAATGGTATTTGTCTCGGCTCTTGTATGGGTGTAATAAATGATGGCGAGTATTATTTCGATGAATCTTACGAAGTTAAGGAAGATTACGAGTTAACACTTAGGCATCTGAAAGAGAAAGGCTTAACGGTCAGGTCTAACGTTTTATTTTTGCAACACGAACATACTCAAATGGAGGGAGGTTGTCGTGATAGCGCAAGAATCGAAAAAGAAAAAAAAGCAATAAAACGATTGAATCGGTCTTATCCCGGAATGATTAAATCCGCAAAACACAGAGGCACTTCTTTTGCGATTCAATTAAACATTTAACAGAGAACAAACAATGAACGAAGGCGGAACACCCGACAACCTTAAACCATTCAAGAAAGGCGAAAGCGGAAACCCTAACGGCAGACCCAAAGGAATCAACAAGGTAATTGAAGAGCATTTCCTTCAAGAACACAACTTGAAGCTATCCAAGTCGCAAACTCAGGACATTATCAAGAACATACTTGGCAAGACCCGAAGCGAGTTGGTTGAGTTGGCTCAGAATGACGAGTTGCCCTTTTGGATTGCATTGATAGCGAACAAGGCGCAGCGAGACTTCAGCAAGGGTTCTATTCATATCTTGGACGTTCTGTTTGATAGGGTCTATGGCAAGCCTAAAGAGGAAGTTGAGCAGACAATCAACGGTGGCAAGCCTGACCGAATAGATATAGTAATCCATCGACCGAATGCTGATTAATGGAACGGGAGTATTTGACGACCTGTGGAAAGCCCTTAATGATAAATCCGTTCGGGGAATTGTGTTGGAGGGTGGAAGCCGCTCCAGTAAAACGTGGTCAATCTGTCAAGCACTCTACCTACTTGGTACGGAAGAGCCGAAGAGATTCGCGATTGCAAGGTGGAGACGAACGTGGATTAAGCCGACAGTCCTTGACACGTTTAAGAAGGTGTTTAAAAGCGTTGATGAATGGAAGGACGAAGCGTTTAATAAGAGCGAACTAACCTACCAACACTACGGCTCTTCCTATGAGTTCTACGGGCTTGATGACTCGCAGAAGCTACACGGTATTGAAACCGATTTCTTTTGGCTTAACGAGGCGATTGAGACAAGCAAGGATGACTTCGACCAATTAGAACAAAGATGCAAAGGCAAGTGGATATTAGACTACAACCCAAGCACCGATGAGCATTGGATATACGACAACGTTCTGAAGCGAAAGGATGTAGTGTTGATTCATTCCACCATGTTGGATAACACGTTCCTAGACCAACATATCCGAGACAAGATTAATAGCTACAAGCCAACGCCTGACAACATAGCAACAGGAACGGCAGACGAATACAAGTGGAAGGTGTACGGGCTTGGTGAACGCTCAAGAAGAGAAGGCGCAATTTACGAGAACTGGACAGAGTGCAAGGAGATGCCAACCGATTACAAGTGGAAGGCTTACGGCTTAGACTTCGGTTTTACGGCAGACCCGACCGCGTTGATTGAGGTAATGTTCCAAGAGGGCAAACTGTGGGTAAGGGAACTGATATACGAGACCGGGTTAACGAATGCAGACATAACCCACAAGTGCGGACTGCAAAGAAGCGATGAGATTATAGCGGATAGCGCAGAGCCAAAGTCAATCGAAGAAATAAGACGGGCTGGCTTCAGAATTAGACCAGTTGCCAAAGGAGCAGATTCGATACGCTCAGGCATCGACAAGCTGAAGAGCGTTCAAATAATGGTGCATGAAGATTCGGTCAATGTTATCCGTGAGTTGAGAAACTACGCATGGAAAAGGGACTACAAAACCAACCAAGTAACCAACCAAGCGGAGGACGATAACAACCATTGCTTTGTTGGAAGCACAAAAATAATCACGTCAAATGGAGAGTTAAGTATTCGAGATGTTTGTATTGGTGACATGGTTCTAACTTCAAGTGGATTTAGAAAAGTGTTGAAAACATGGGAAAACGGTGTTAAAAAAACAATCGAATACACGATGCATTTCGGTACGTTTTCTGTATCTTTAAGGTCTACACCTAATCATAAAATAAAGACTGAAAGAGGATGGATTCAAATAGACAAACTACTTCCGAACGACACGCTCTACCTGAACAGTATTACAACGGGAAAACATACAAGCTATATCAAGGAGAGCGATACTTCAGCAAAGGCACAAAGCGGCTTCATAGAGTTGTTTGGGAACACCATAAAGGGGAGATTCCAAAAGGCTATGACATTCATCACGTTGATGGCAATAAGCACAATAACAGAATTGAGAACCTTAATCTTGTTAGGTCTTCATTTCACCAAAAGATGGAAGGCAAGAAGAGGTTTAAAGAGAGTCCTGAGTTTGCAAAAGAGTTCCAGTCCAAAGGAGTTGAAAAGGCTAAAGAGTGGCACAGAAGCGAAGATGGAAAGGTGTGGCATTCAGAACATGGAAAGCGCGGTTGGATTAACCGTGAACAATTCAAGAAAAATTGTGAGCAATGCAGTAAAGAATACGAGACTCCATTCCCAATGCGAAGCAAATACTGCCATGACAACTGCAAAGCTAAAGCACTTAGAGAGAGGAGAAAGGGAGAGCGTAATGGTTTATGATTTAACAGTAGATGACTACCCCGAATATTTTGCAAATGGCGTGCTCGTTCATAATTGTTTGGATGCCTTGCGTTATGTGGCAATGGAGAAGCTGAAGGTTAACGCTGGCAAGTATTCAATACGCTAAGATACAATTTTAACAATTCGCTATTTATAAACAGATGAAGATAGAATTACCAAACAGTTGGGAGGGCGTAACCATTGAGCAGTTCCAAGCCTTGCAGAAGATTCTTGCAGAAAACGGGGACGAGTACGCTACCAACGTGGCTATAATTAGCATCATGTCAGGTGTGCCAACAGACGAGATAGAAACCTATGCTCTAAAGACCTATGCCAAGTGCATGAGGACACTATCCTTTCTATCTGAGCAGCTACTAAGTGAAGTACAGAAGGTGGTGGAGTTTGGAGGGATTAGATACGATGTTATCACAGATGTCTATAACTTGAATGGAGGGCAGTATATTACCTTGATGCACCTGATGAAAGACCCCGACAAGGTTATCGACCAGCTACACGATATTATGGCGGTGTTCTTAGTGCCGAAAAAGAAGGTTTGGCACGGATGGAAGAAGCAAACTTACAACGCTGAGAAGCACAAAGAGGTGGCTGAGGCAATGCTCAAAGCACCGATGACAATTGTACAACCTTTGTCCGCTTTTTTTTTGAGCAGTTATCTAACGTCCGCAAAGCGTATACTGGAATATTCGGTGAGGAAAGCCGAGAAGATAAAGAGACAAGCGGAGCGAGAGTTGAGACGTTTGAAACAAAATACGGATGGCTAAACGTGGTTAACAATCTATCTAATAACGATGCGACAAAGTGGGGTTACTTCTTCGCCTTGCCGCTTCGTGAGTTCTTGAACCTAATTAGCTTTCAGAAAGCCAAACAATCACACGAGTATCACCAACAGAAACAGAATGGCATTCGATAAACTGATAGATGCGCTTAATGACTTCAGGGCGCAATACGTCAAGGAATTAACCAACTCACTAACCGAGAAGAACCTTATTTCTTCGGGTAATCTTGGGGAGTCATTGAAGATTAACGTACAACCGAAGGTTAAGGTGTTCGGTCAGATATACCATATGCAGATTAATATGGCTGACTATGGGGAGAACGTAGATGAGGGAAGAAAGCCCGGTAAGGGCTTGCCCGTTGGTGTCATCGAAGGTTGGCTAAAGTACCCGAACACGCTTCAGAAAGTAACTGGTCAAGACAAAAGGCTTGATGATTATCAATTAAAGTCTTTGGCATTCGTTATAAACAGAAGCATAAAGAAGAAAGGAATCAAGCCGAAGAACTGGATTCAACCAGCACTAGACAAGGTAACCCCGAAGATTGCTGGAGTGATTGAGGCGGCTATTGCCGAAGACATAGAACTAACATTTGCAG